AAGCTGAAAGGCGACCGTGTGAACGTAGCAGCCTACCTCACTACCAACGAGAAACGCCACATCATGGGTAACGAGGAAACAAGCGGTGGTGATGAAATACTTATTGACTCTGGTAAAATACCATTGAGTCTTTTAGATGCTTCTATGACAGAACCTGCACCAGTTGAACCAGTACCAGCGCCGCCTGAGGAATAATGAAACACCGTGCGTGGATACTTGCGCTTGACCGTTTTGAAATAGGGCTGCGCAGCAAAGTAGCAGTGAACCGTAACCTGTTTATAAAACAGACCGCGATTTACTATGAAGCTACTCAACAGGTTGCTACCCATGTAGCGGCTGACCATACTAGGCGGCTGGCAAATATATTAGAGAAACATTACCTGACGGTGATGCCCTTCTTTGTACGTGCTACCGCATCAGGGTTAAAGGGTAGGGATCGCCGCTTAGAACGTAAAGCGATTACTGCGTTTGAATCCTTTATGCGTGAGTGGGCGTCTACTGAAGCACTAAAGAAAGCCCGCACCATCGCCTCTACTGATATAGACGAGGTAACAAACGTCATCAGCAAGGGGTTGTTAGAAGGTAGCACGCTTGCGGAGATATCTAAAGACATACGTAAATACTCTGGGCTCAGCGCGTACCGCGCAAGTGTAGTAGCCCGTACCGAAACGCATAATGCTGCAACCTTTGCCACACTGGAATCATCTAAAGATACTGCTGAGCAAACGGGGTTCAAACTAACGAAGCAGTGGTTACCAACTAACGACAAACGCACCCGCGACGCTCATGCTAGTATGAGTGGCAGTGCTCCAATACCAATAGATGAAAAGTTTACGGTAGACGGGGAAACAATGGACAGACCAGGAGACCCAGCGGGCGGTGCGGGTAACGTAATTAATTGCCGCTGTCAAATACTTATAGCGGAACAATAAGGGGACTACCATGCAAACAGAAACAAAACACATCCAATTCAAAGCCACGGAAACGGGGTTAGAAGGTTACGCGGCTACGTTCAACAACGTAGACCGTGTGAACGACGTTATTGTGCAGGGCGCGTTTATTAAAAGCATCAGCAAGTTCATGCCGAAGTTTTGCCTACAGCACGACAGCGATGATTTGATTGGTGTTATTTCCGAAGCGTACGAAGACGCTAACGGGCTTTATATCAAAGCATCGTTCGCCAACATTCAATGCGCCCAAGATGCGCGTGAACTGGTGAAGATGGGTGCCATACAGGAAATGAGTATTGGCTACAGCGTTGTTGAAGCAGAGTACCGCCAAGACGGGGTACGCCTGTTAAAAGAAATTGACTTATACGAGGTGTCTTTAGTAACGTTCCCAGCGAACGAGAAAGCAAAGATTACCCGCGTTAAATCGCTGCCCCAAACGGAGCGCGAATTTGAATCCTTCCTACGGGATGTAGGGGGCTACCCCATTGCGGCTGCAAAAGCTATCACAGCGCAAGGGTTTAAAGCACTTGGTAATCTTCGGGATGAAGAGGCTAAGCAGCTAGAGGAAGTGGCACAGCTTACTGATGTGTTCAAACAATTTAACCAATCATTCAAAGGATAACCTTATGACCGAACTCGTAAAAGAAGTGAAGGATGCGTTACAAGCATTTGAAACTTTCAAATCGGAGCTTGCTCCAAAAATCACTAAACTTGATGGCTTAGATGTTGAGAAATTTAACCGTATTGAGAAATCAATCGGTGACGTTATCGAACTTAGCCAAAAAGAAGCTGGTCGCGTAAAAGCGTTAGAAGAAACCGTCAAAGCATTTGAAACTGCAAACGCCCGCCCAGTGATGAGCGACGAAGGCAAAGAAAAAGCAATGTCGGAACTGCGCACTAAAGCGTTCAACGACTTTACACGCACTAACGCTGCAGAACGTCGTGACTTTGCGGACTTTGTTAAAAGCAACCCAGAGTACAAAGACCTTTCTGTTGGTAGCGAACCAAACGGTGGCTTCCTCGTGATGCCTACGTTCGGTGGACTCATTACTACTAAGGTGTTTGAATCTTCTCCGATTCGCCAATTGGCAACGGTTCAATCTATCAGCTCTGATTCTTATGAAGTTGTAGTTGACTATGATGAAACTGGTGCTTCATGGGTTGGTGAAACTGCTACACGTGCAGTTACTACTACACCTACCATCGGTAAAATCAACATCCCAACTCAAGAAATGCTGATTAGTGTACAAGCTACTCAGAAAATGTTGGATGATGGTATGATCAACATGGAAGCATGGTTGGCTGGTAAAGTTGCTGACAAAGCGGGTCGTCAGGAAGCTACTGCCTTTGTTACTGGTGACGGTGTTGCTTCGCCACGTGGTATCACTACCTACGCTTCTGGCACTACCCTTTCAAGCGGTCAAATTCAACAAGTAAACATGGGCTCTACTTCAGCGTTCGTGTATGACGGCTTGGTTGACGTACAAAACTCGCTGAAAGAAGTTTACCAGAACAACGCAACATGGTTGATGAAGCGTGCTACGTTTGGTACACTCATGAAACTGAAAACTGGTATTGCTTCTGATAATACACCAGTGTTCAACATGCAGTATTCCAACAACAACGGCTTGCCAACATTCACTTTGTTGTCGCGCCCTGTGAAGTTCGCAGATGACCTTGCTGCTATTGCTTCCGCGTCATTGTCGGTTGTTTATGGTGACATCGCTTCTGCTTACACCGTTGTTGACCGTATTGGCTTGCGCACACTGCGTGACCCGTACACTGCTAAACCGTTTGTTGTGTTCTACACCACTAAACGTGTTGGCGGCGGCGTTGTAAACTTTGAAGCAGTAAAACTTTCGAAGTTCAGCTAATCTTAACGGGGGCGGCTAATCACCGCCTCCAAATTCTTATAGGAGTATTTAATATGGCTAATCGTGACCAACGTTCTGAACTTAAAGTTGCTCGCGGGCTTTCGCCTGTGGCAGCTACTACCGACAACACTGCTTATGTGAGCCAAGTAATTGACACACAAGGCTATGACTCGGCAACTTTTGCAATCATCACAGGCTCTTTGGCTGACGTTGATGCAACTTTCGTAACCCTTGTGGAACACTCAGATACCAATTTCTCTGGTGCTGCTGTTCCTGATGCGCAACTTACCAATCTTGAAACCACTGCTTCATTCACCTTCGCGGCTGATGACAGTGTGCTCACTATTGGTTATACTGGCGACAAGCGTTATGTTCGCGTGACTGTTACACCTGCTGCGAACACTGGCAACGTGTTCATGGCGGGCGTATGGATTCTTGGTAATCCAAATCTTATGGCTACTGTTCAATAGTTGCGTTCTCTCGGCGGGGTAGGTTAAATGCTTACCTCGCCACCCTTTTACAAGGTAGCTTTATGGCACTCTACAAAATACTGAAAGACTTTTCTGGTTCACAACGCGGTTTCACGCCACCCGTGCGCTTCAAAGCAGGGCAGGTAGTTGAACTGAATGAACACCTAGCGGAAGTGGCGGTGATTCACGGACAAGCGGAACTAGCTGAGGATACTGCGGAACCTACCGCAACGTACGAACCTACAGAGGTGAAGATTGTGGCACCTACTGAACCAACCAAACCACCCATCTTAAAACTGAATAAGAAAGCATAACATGCGGCAATCAGTAACCCTAGTAACAGCACCACAGGCAGAACCCGTAACACTAAACGAGTTCAAGGAATATGCGCGTTTAGATGGCGGTAATTCTGAGGATGCGACGCTCACGGAATTACTGGTAGCAGCCCGTCAAGAAGCGGAGAAATACCTGAACCGCGCTTTGATAACGCAAACATGGAAACTAACTTTAGACCTTGAAAGTTCCAGCGCGGACGCCTACCTTGGCGACGGTGTGTTTGACTTACCCATCACCGCTTTATACGGCGCACTACCAAGCGCAATCGACTTACCCTATGCCCCCGCGCAATCCATCACAAGCGTTACCACCTACGACCTTAATAACACGGGTACGGTGTACAGCGCGGCTAATTATAGCATCGATACGGCGGGCTCACGACTTGTATTGAACAATGGCTCAATTTGGCCAAGTAACCTACGCCCTGTGGCTGCAATGGTCATACTGTATGTAACGGGTTACGGTGCGGGTGCTCAAGTCCCAGCGGCTATTAAATTGGCAATAAAGAAATACGCGTCTAGCTTGTACGAAGAGCGGGGTGTCTGTGAAGACTCTGCGAATAGCTTAAATGCTCTGCACAATAGCTTATTCTCATACAGGAGATTTGGAAATGGGTAAAGTCTGCTCCTTAAAGTGTGTCAAGCTAGATAGGTTGCTCACGCTCCAAAGCGTAACCCGTACTACTGACTCGCAGGGTGGCTATACCGACTCTTGGGCTAACGGGGTGTCACTTTGGGGGCAACTTACGCCTAAACGGGGTTACGAGCGGTTGCAGCTTAACCAAGTAACTACCGCAGTCACCCACGAAATCATTATACGCTACCGCACAGGAATAACAACGGCGCAGCGGTTCGTACATAATTCACGGGTGTTCAATATAAAAGAAGTACTGAACATAGAAGAAGCCGATGTGTACTTAAAGATTACCGCAGTGGAGATGGTATAATGCAACTTACCGTAAAGATCGAAGGGCTTGATCAGATAGGTAACGCAACAAAAGAAGTCCGCGCGATCGTCGCAAAAGAAATACAAGGCGCATTGAAAGTTTCTGGCGAGCGCGTGCGCGGAGAAGCTTTGAAGTCCATCTTACAGGGCGGCAAAACAGGTAGGATATACAATCGTGGTAACGTAGCACACACAGCGTCTGCTCCAGGAGAAGCTCCTGCGAACGACACAGGAAGGCTTGCGAGTTCGATTGTTTCTATCCAAGATAAAGATCAAGTGCTAATTATTGCGGGTACAGGTTCGGTTAAGTACGCGACGATGCTGGAGTTTGGTACTACCAACATTAAGCCCCGCCCGTTCATGCTACCTGCGTTAGAAAAATCAAGGCAATGGATTATAGACCGCTTGAACCGCGCAGTAGTTGACGGCGCAGCTAAATCAGTAAAGAGATAATATGGCAAGCCCACTAAATGCAATACAGGCAGGAATCTACACGCGGCTCACGGGTTATACCGCACTTACTACTGTACTTGGTGGTAGTAAAGTGTATGACCACGTTCCGCAAGGTACGGCGGCACCTTACGTAGTTATCGGTGAAGATACTGCTGTAGAATTTGATACAAAGACCAGCAACGGTTGGGAAACTACCCTTACCATACACTGCTGGGACTTTGAAGCGGCGGGGCGTAAAAGTGTGAAGACCATAATGGGGCACATCTACGACGCCTTACACAAGAACGAAGCTAACATAACTGCTACAGGTTTTTCAGTTGTGTATTGTTACTGCGAATACCAAGAATCTTTTCAAGACACGACAGTGGAAGGCGCACTTGACCACTACTATCACGGAGTCCTACGCTTTCGTGTTTACATAACTGAATAATTCATAACATAAAGGAGTCTCTACTATGACAGCATATAAAGGCAGAAGCCTAACTCTTAAATACGGTGCGGGTACTGGTTCACCAATCATTTCCCAAGCGCGTGTTCACTCACTTAAAATCAACAACGAAATGGTTGACATCACTAATAAAGATTCAAACGGTTACCGCACTTTGTTAGAAGATGCTGGTGTACGCAGTGCGTCAATCACAATCAGTGGTATCATGGATAATGCTGCGACGTTTGAATTGTTTCAATCGGCGTGTGTTATTGGTACCATCAGCACTTACCGCTTTGAGTTCGCGGACAGTGATGCGTTAGAAGGCTCTTTCCAGCCAACTAGCCTTGAAATCGGTGGCGAATATAAAGCAGAACAAACATTCTCGGCGACGCTTGAATCAAGCGGCACGTGGACATTCACAGCAGCATAATATAAGGAGAATAAATCATGGCTACACTTACAGTACAAGTACTTGATATTTCCACAGGTGTTGCACCTACCTACGCTGCGGCTGCGGGTGGTGGCGATGCTTACGCAAACGACGGGCGTACTTACCTTCACATTAAGAACGCATCAGGCGGCGCAATAACCGCTACTATCGCTGTTCAACAAGCAACAATCACCGATCCGCAATTCGGTGTTGTGGTACCTGCGGCACGTACCTTTAGCATTGGTGCAGGTGCAGAACGTATCGTACCGTTCCTTGCTCCAGGTCTGTACAACGACGCCAACGGGCGCGTGGTAGTTACTTACAGTGGTGTTACTACACTTACTGTAGCGGCTATCCAAGCCCCAGTGCAGCAGTAGTATGACCTTTAACGCGCAGAAGCCGCGCTGCGAGATTTCCCTAGGATCTCGTACGCATGTTTTGGAGGGGACATTTGGGTTGCTTGAAGCTGCCGAAGTTTCCCTCCAAACAGGTATCTTGGAAATCGCAAACAACGTGATGGACATGCCCCTGTATAAGTTCTCACGCCTGTTGGCAGCGGTACTAAACACCAGCGGCGTACCATTCAAAGCGAGCGAAATCTCAGAGATAATTGTCAATGAACTTGGTGTGGTGTCAGAAGCAACTATGCTGCTGCGCCTTACCCTATTTGGGTTCCTCCAAGTCTGCATGGCTAAACCTTCTGAGCGCGAGGTAAAAGTTAAAGAGATGGGGGAGTTGTTCCAGAAGTTCGGCGTCCCTCAACTTTCCCTTGGCGTGAATATCGACAGTTCTGCCTCGGTGTCCTTAGATGGCGACCTGAAGACTTCTGGCACGCCACCGTCTGGGATGTAGTTGACGCATACGACGGTTACGCGCTTTCCAAAGGTATAAAGAAAGCGGATAACCTAACAGACGATGAGATTGTTGCCCTGCGCGAAGATCTTGAAGAAGCAAAAAGAAAGCAGAAATTAAAACATGGCTAGTCCTAAATTAGCAGAACTCGTTCTTGTGGTTAAAGCCGACGCTTCGCAGATGAACAGCGAACTGCAGAAAGTGCAGAACACGGTTCAGCAAAGCACGTCAAAGATGGGCACTGCTTTTAACGGGCTTTCTACACAACTCAAAGCGCTGGCACCCGCTTTAAGCGTAGCGGCGATTGTTGCGTTTGGTAAAAGCGCATTCATGGCTGCTGATAAGCTGAATGACTTGGCGCAGCGTACAGGTGTTGCAGCTAGCACCCTTTCCGCATTGAATATCCCCCTCCTACAAGGCGGGGCGTCTGTAGAGGAATTTGCTGCCTCCATAAATAAAATGAACAACATGATTGGTGAAGCTTCTAAAGGGGCGAGCCAAGATTTGGTGAACACGTTTAACGGGCTTGGGCTTTCTATTACCAAGCTAATGCAGCTATCCCCAGAAGAGCAATTCTACGAAATTGCAAACTCCCTAAACAAAATAAAAAATCAAGCAGAATTTACTAACACAGGTATGT